TTTAACTTCTTCCTTACTCACGGAAATGCACAATAAATGCTTGTGCAGTGTACGCTATTTGTAGGGTCCGTTCCTGTTCTGGTAATTATGTCTTCGTTTGAGCGAGTCTCGATGTCAGAAGTTAAAGGGCGCACTGCACGGGTGACCAAGACCACCCCGCTTAGGGAAGAAGTGCTGGCCATGAAGCCTGGCGACGCAATCTATGTTCCGTACTGGGACGAGGAGACTGGCAAGGGCTATCGACCTACGACGATCTCCCAGGTTGTTGGGGTTATGAGCCGAGCCAGTGAGAAGGTGCGGTATTCGGTACGCCGTGATGCAACCCGTCCGGGCTGCTTCGTGCTTTGCTTGGAAAAGCCTGCAAAGTGAGTCTCATTTGATGTTGTAGGATGTAAGTCCCGGTACAAACTGGGACTTATCGTTTTACTTAATTATGGATACAAAACCCGCAGCCCTCACGTTCCACAGCAAGTCGCTGAACCGCGTTGTTGCAATGGATGAGTTGGACCAGCTGTCCAGCTCAGATCTTTACCGGTTCAACGGTGAGCTTGTTATGGCAGCTCGCTCCATGGAGAACGCTCTATCGGATGCGCTGCAGAGGGAAATCCACAGTGGTCAACCCGTTGATCCTGATTGGGTTCACAAGATCCGTAAGAAGATGGGGATCTGCAACGCCTTCCGTACCAATGCGATGCAGCTGCTCAAGATTCCCCAGAAAAGGGAGATTGTTGAGATTAAGAAGGCTGCCACTGAACCTGACAGCCAGCTGGTCACTCAACTGGCTGAGGAAAAGTTCCAGCAGCTGTTAATCGATGAAATCGGCGAGCGGCTCTTCAGGGAGCTTCAGCAGGAGGCGATTGAACTTGCTCTCGAAGATCTTCAACGACAAACTCCAGCCTCATAATCTCGTGGACCGCTGATTGGAGCATCTCTTGATAAGACACCAAGGTCTTAAACAGATACGCCTCACGCGGCTCCATCTCGCGTGCTGCTAGCTCAATTGAGAGCTCCCTCTCGGGTGTTACATCCCGGTTAAACCAGGCCATAGCACTCCTCGCATTTGAGTTACTATAGGAACGCCCACTGCTCAATTATCTTTTATTTGTGTCGAATTTTGCATTGAACACTACTTGGGATGATGATGCGGAAGCTAAGTCCCAGCATGGTGACGGCATAAGCAGGGCCGTACCAGGTGCCAAGACCAAGAAATTCAGGATCCGCGTCTCTCAAGTTGGCGCGAGTCCCATGTTTGTTGAGTTGAGGGCTGAGTCCAAGACTCATGCGTTGAAGTACGCGAAGGCTCGCTGGCCGATGTCTACCGTCGCGATTGCTTGATGTCGGACTCTTATTTGAAGGTTGAGGTTCTATCCCGGACCCCAAACCCGCAGACCTTGGTTTGGGCTGCAATGCACCAGGATTATTACGAGGGCTATGTCGGGGATGACGAGCCACCCGCTGAACTGCGCGCCGGTGAAATCTGCGTCAAGCGTTTGCTGGTGGGCGAGCGCGGTCACTATGGTCCGCTTGAGCACCCCGCCATCACCTTTGGTGTTGCTGGGTTCCCCCACTCAGTGATGCAGCAGGCTCGAACCCATCGGGTTGGCGTCAGCTTCGACGTGCAGTCGATGCGGTACACGGGCCAGCGGATGCTCAAGGTCCTGGACCGCCTTGTTCCCGTTGAATCGGTGATCTATTTCCGTGAGCCCGGCTATTACCGGGATCGCGAGGGCAAAAAGTATCGCTATTCCGTCGACGATCTCAATCGCGACAAGGTGGCGGCGACGGAATCAATCCGTCAGTACGCCGTCCGCCTCAAGGCAGGGTTTGCCGAGGAGCATATCCGCGGAATGCTGCCGTTCGACTTTCGGCAGAACTTTGTGGTCAGCTTCAACTTGCGTAGCGCGCTCCACTTCCTTGACCTACGTGCCAAGGCTGATGCACAGCCTGAGATCCAGACGCTCTGCGACCTGATGCTTCCCCACCTTGAGGACTGGGCACCGCAGATCCTCGGCTATTACGTCGATAAGCGACTTGGTAAAGCGAGGTTGGCGCCATGAGCGGACGCGGTAGACCTGACGAAAGTCTTCGCCATTGCCCTAAATGCAATCAGAAGAAGTTTTATGTGACGGAATCGCGGCGCCGCAGCCAAGACCCGACGCTTAGATTTCGCCGCCGGTGCTTCAACTGCAACTACGCCGAGACAAAGTACGAAATAACGGCTACACAGATGAAGGAGTACGACCTTCTACTCCGCCTTAATACCGCGATCTCGCAGGTCCTTAATCCGCCTATTAGCGAGTCCCGCAAGTCCTGCACCTCTTGTTCTTATTGGATCGATGGCTCCTGTTCAATGCAGTTCCCGGAATCTGGTGGATCGTTCGCCAGTGAGTGCTCGCTCTACGAGCCGAATCAACACCAGAACGTGTCCATCATGCGGAAAGGACACACGCAATCCCGTGATCTGCGCGGAGTGCTATCGCAAAACTCCCGCCGGTAAGGAGGAGATGCGTGAAGAGGTTCGGATGCGTAAGTACGAACCATTGGAGGGAGGCGGACCATGTGCAGGATGTGGCCATTGGAGCCACAGGTGCTGTTTAGGGTTACCTGAAGGTGGCACGAGATTTGCGGTCGACTGCCCGGCAATGGTTACGGAGGCAGGTTGATGCGGGCACATCCTTTCCTTAATCCCGTGGAGGCCGCGATCCTGCGCTGGTTGATTAAATCACCGCGGATTGGCCTTCTATGCATCAAAGAGCATGGAAGCACTGTCACCTGGGTGCTTAGCGACGAATCAGATCCTGTGAAATACGGTGGTGACGAGGATGTTTCAGAGGATGAGGAACCAGACTCGATGAAGTTGGAGCGCATCTACCATCTGCCCGATGCTGAGAAGTGAGCCTCTACCACCCGAACACGGGGGTAGGCTCCTACGGCGCTCATCCGCTGTTTTATGGCATCGAAACTTACTACAGGCCTTGGTTCTTTGATGGGCGAATCGTTTATTGGGGCGGCCCAGTCGCTGGACGCCGAACAGCTCTTGAGCGAGCTGAAGCCATGGCAAGTCGAGAACGGCAAAGCCGCCTTTCTTGATTACCTGTACGCGCTTTACGAGCGTGACAACGCAGAGCCTGGGCTTCGCGGTACTTATACCGGCCTCTGGGACAAGTTCAAGGAGGACACCGCTCAGATCATGCGGGCTTCCTTCATCTCGGCTCAGGTAGCAAGCCACTCGTGAAAAAGCTGATTGGCCTCTACAGCCCAGCAGCGGGCTCAGGCAAGTCCACCGTTGCCAACTGGCTTAAGGAGGAGCGCGGGTACACAATCGTGCCATTCGCGCAGACTCTCAAGGAGATGCTGATTCCGATGCTGAAGTCCCTGGGGTATGACCAGGCTGGAGCTGAGGATCTTGTCTTCAAGCACAAGCAGGTCGTCGTGCCATCCGCTGAGGTAAGTGTTCGGCACATGCTTCGAACCCTTGGGACTGAATGGGGCCGATCATGTATCCATCCTGAGATCTGGTTGCGGTGCTGGTCCGAGCGGATCAAGCACTACGACAAGGTTGTAGTTGATGATTGCCGCTTCAGGAATGAAGCGCAGTTGATCAAAAATTTGGGTGGTGCGCTCTGGTATGTCGAGAGGCCGGGTATTCCGAAGTCTTTTGAACATGCCAGCGAGGGAAGCTTGAATGATTACGAGGGCTTTGATTGCGCTGTATTTAACGACGGAGCAATTGAAGACTTGACAACTAAGCTGCGGCTAATGGCTCACGCTTAGTGGCTTCGCTGCGGTATCACGCTGGCCGGATGGTCCTATACGAAGGATCTGAGGGCTGGCGTGTCCGCATCAAAACTCATACGGGCAAGCTGGATTTGCCCCTCAGTTGCGCAACGCTTGAGCAGGCCGTCATCGAAGCTGAGCAGCTTTACGCCGATGCTCGGGCCATCACAAACAACAGGCCTAGGTGCCAGCACTGCATCCACTGGGAATTTGTTGCGGCACAATGCGGTTTAGGTTTCCCGGAGGGACGGTCCAGTGGAGGAGTCTTCGCAAAAAGCTGCTCAGCCTTCTGGGCAGACCACTGAGTACGTCATCCCTAAGGACGCATTCGATTGCGGCGATGGCTACTACATCGAGATGAGTACCGAGCCCATCGGTGAAGTGCGGTATCGAGCTTGTATGCCTAACTGCTCAGTCGGTCGGTATGCCAACGATCTGTGGCAGGCTCAGATCTACATAGAGCATATGAAGGCGGCTCGCTTCGGCTGATCCAACACAGCAGCTTGTGGGCGCGGAAAAAATCCCAGAACGGTTGTTTGATCCACCACAGCCATACTGACGAGTGCGACTTGGCCGCGTTACAGCGCAGGCAGGCTGGTACGCAGTTACGTACCGTCGTCGGACCACCATGGGCTTTCGCCTTTACGTGGTCAATTGTGGTGGCGTGGTCGCCGCAATAGGCGCAGGTGTGATTCCAAGCGGAGAAGATTGAGGCACGGAAGCGTTGTTTACTCGCTTTTTTGGTGACGAGATAGATGCCATCAATCTGATGCTCCATCTTTAGGAAGCTCGTAGGTCGCTATCTCGATGTCGATGATGTCGTCATCGGTTTTGAAGCACTCTGAGATGCAGGCGTAGATGTCGCCTGGGATGTTCTCAGGGTCTTGCGCGGTCTCGAAGTAAAACTTCCCTGTTACTTCGATTAAATACCGCTGCATGGGAGAAGCTCTCCGCTTCGATTCAGGGTAGCTAAAGACACTCTTCCCAGCTTGGCATTACCCGCGGTTGGCCGTTGTAATGCCCAATTTCTCCATAATCCAGATCCGGGTTGGTCACCATAAGTAGGAACACCATTTGCCCGATCTTCATGCCGGGGTACAGCGGCAGGTTGTGAAACCGCCGATTGTTCTTCAGTTCAAGAGTAAGTTTGCTGCCGTTCCATCCGCAGTCTGCGTATCCGGCGTGGCTGTGTTCGTATCCTTCGCGAGCACGAGACGACTTGAGGCAGAACATGCCGCAGATGTCAGCAGGCATGTTGAAAACCTCCATCGTCTCGGTAAGGAGGAATTCTCCAGGCGCCATGAGGTATGGGGCGTCCTTGGTGCAATGTGCGATTGATTGAATCTGCAATTCAGAGGTGTGCTCGACCTCAACCATGATGTTTTCGCCGATCCGCAGGTCCAGCGATGCAGGGTTGAGCAGGTCAAGGTTGTAGGGGACAACCATGCGCTCCTCTTGGCAAAGGCGCTGGATCTCGTGGTCGGGAACAATCACATGCTTTTTATTGCTTGGAACACATTACTCGGTATAGAGCTAATTATCATCTTTTAGCAGGTCGGACCAACCGCCTGTAACACGAATGGCCCACCCCGTCCCAGGTCCCTCAACCTCCCAGCGCTTAAGCCAGTGTCGCTTGGGGTAGAGGACGTATTTTGCAGCACTACTGTCCTTATGGCCGCCGTGGATAAAGTCAGGGGTGCCCATTGGGTCGTGGGCAACAAAGAATTGGTCCGTGTAGCCGACAATCACGCTCCAATGGCCATAGCCTCTGGGACGTTCGCCCTTGCTCAGGTCTCCGTGGTGCAGCCAGCCAACAGCAATGGGGCGGCCTGCATCGATCTCGGCCTGCAGTAAACCTGGGGTGGCGTTGTCTAAGAACTCGGCGGTCAGCCCGTATTCCTGGAAGGTACGGATATGCGCGTAAATCTCAGTTGTATCGCCATACTTGGCCCTTACTTTGTCGTAGTCATGTGGTGTGAGTACGCGGGCCTGATCTGCTGCAACCATTGCTGCTGCCGCAGTGAAGCACTTGCGGTAGCCATTTGGCAGATCAAGCTGATGGAAGTAAGGGGTGGGTAGCCACTCAACCCGTCCGCCGGCCTTCCAGATCTCGAACCACGGTGCAGTTCGATCTAGTAAGTGAGGCGGCAGGTCTTCTTGAAGCTGGTTGATCGCTGCGATTTGGTGAGGCGCTGCGGTGTATCGATTGAAAAAATCGGTGAGTCGCAGCGTCATAGCCAATACCAGCGGCAACATTATTTTTTATATTTTATGTTGTGAGCAGGAGTAGTAGAGAGATTGTTGACGATATGCACGGGAAGTAGCACTGCCACACACAGGGCGCAGGCAAGTGCTACATCCGCAATGATGTCCGCGACGTCTGAACGGCGAATCACTTTCTGAGCTCTTTGGGCTTGAGGGATTTCACCGTATCAAGCAACAGGGCAACGACGCCGTTCTGCTTGAGGTTTGACGCGCCAACCAATTCGCTGATCAGTGCAACGACGGCCCAGGTGATTGGGCTAGTGAGGATGTCGTTCATGGGAGGTGTGTTGCTGCAAAAAGCTTAGTGGGTTTCTCTGGATCCCTCTATTCGTGCCACTGCTGCCTCTAGTTGACGTAAACGGCTGAATACTTCAGCGTCACGACTGCGCATGTCGGTATGAAGTACGTCGAGGCGGGTAGCGACGCTGTCGACAGATGCGGTCAAGCGGATAACAGCGTCCCTGCTTTCTATGGCACGTTTGCCGTTATTCGACGCAGTCATTGCAGCTACCGTTACTGAGGCCCCCGCAATGGCAGCCAGGATCTCAATCACAGGAGCCACCTAAACACTCGTTTCATCATGGCAGCCTCACCCGAACATGATCACGACAAGGACCACACGCCTTTGGCAGACTTTGTTCGCCTAGCTGTGCTGTCCTGGTCGATCTTTATGCTTAGCCTCAACTACTTGGGGCATGTCAAAGCAATGGATCCGACTTTCCCTGCTTCGTTGCTGACTGGCACGATGGCCTCATTTGGGGTTTCTGTTGGTAAAGGCAACAATCAGAAAAAGAAGGACGAAAATAACGGCACAGTCACCGCTAAACCCCAGGAGAAACAACTGTGAAAAAGCTTTTCCTTGCAGCTGCCATTCTGGTCGGTAGCGCCACTCCTGCTCAGGCTGACCTCACTCATCGGATTCAGTCCTCAATCTCGCTGTCTGTTGATGCCGCAGCTAGTGCAGCTAACCGGATTGCGTCGAGCTACTCCGTTAGCGGCAACAACGTCACCCTCGACACTGCTGGAGGCCTTGGCACGCTTAGCGCCGGTAGCGCCGTTGGCTACACGGCCGCTGACTACAGCATCACCACTGTTGGCGACGCTTTTTCCTTCAGCGAGTCTTTTATTGAGGGTGACAACGTTCCATCTGCAACCAGCCTGACCAGTGGTGTTGCTGGTTCGTTGCCGATGCTCGGTAACACAACGACAACTGCTGGTGGGGTTGCCGGAACCCTCGCCGGAACGATTGCCAGCGATCACAACATCAGCCTGACTGCTGGTGGCGCAGGTACTAGCGCTGTCGGTCAGATGGTCACCGAAATCAAGCTCCACTAATGCGTTGGTTAGCTGTCGTGCTGCTGTTGGCCGGACCAGCAGCGGCCGTTCCCGTTGTGCCTAACTTCCGCAGTGGCACGATGACATCAAAAACTGAATCCACGACGCTGATTACTGAGCAAATTCGCAGCGTCAATTACGCCACCGGCTACACCTACAGCGCGTCCGGCACAAACGTGCAACACTCTGGATCGAGCATCGTGCCAGGTGCTGGGAGCACACAAGCTCAAACAGTGGACGGGGTTACCTCTAGTTGGACCGGCCTCAACCTGCAAGACAAACCCACATGGTCAATCGTCAATCCAGGCGACAGTTTTCAATTCGTCGAGTCCTATTCGGGACCAGGCCTGGAGACAACAACGGACATCACCCGTACAACGTCCGTACAAAGCGTCACCGATACCGTTTCGGTCTTTGGGCCTTAGTTCTGCTGCCTAATCCGGCTTTTGCCCAAGCCAACGCCACTGCGAATCCGGTGGCCAATAGCACTGGCTCGGTGACGAACCAGGCTATTCAGATGCTGACTGGCCCCTATCCGACCAACACCTATGGATCGGGGATTTCGTGCCAAGGGCCTACCTTGAACATCTCGCCCTTTGCTACCACCAGCAAGTCTTACGCCCTGCCGTATAGCTCAACGGTCAGAACGCCCTATTACGATCCCACCGATGCGGACGATAATGGCGTCCCAGATAATCCCGGAAATATCCTCTATTACCAAGAGGTTCCAAGTGGGCAGAAAAACAATCATGCTCTGAACTTGGGCATTAGTGCCACCTTCAGCTTTCCCCTTGATGGCGGCCTACAGGAACGGTGTAAAGCTTCAGCCGATACCCAGACAGCGCTCCAGCGTCAGGTCCTTGCTAATAAACGCCTTGATTTCGAGCTATCAAGGCTGCGGCATTGCGGTGAGCTGGCACAGAAGGGAATCTCGTTCCACCCTGAATCCAAGTTTTACGTTGTCTGCTCGGACGTAGTGCTGGTGCCGAAGCCTGGACAGGTGCTGCCGCATCGCCACAAGATCAAGGTTTCAATGCCCGGCGCAACGTCCGAATTGCCAAGTTCCGCTCCCGCTGTGAAACCCGCCGCTCCCACACGGATTCCAGTGGAACCGTTTGACCCCGAAGCTTTGCGATCGTCGTCATCGTCTTCTTGACGGTTGGTTTGATCGTTTTAAGGATCAGTTCTGCCAGTGGTTTGGCCACCAAGGCAGAAGTCGTAGCCACCA